TAATACTTTTCCTTGACCCGTTAAAAGGCCCGGATTAACAGTATAGACTCTATGATAGCGGTTATCGATTCGCTTCCAATAGATCTCTGAATTAATCATAATCAATTCATCCGATTTATAGGATTTACCTACAGAAGGTGTCAGTCCCGCTTGTACAGCAAACATTTTCCAGAGTTGGTATAACTTCTCATTACATGAGAATACACCATCGTCTCCGTTAAATATCGGCCTAGTAAAAGCACAGACATCGTCCCACTTTAACTGGAATTGCTTCCACCGCATCTCTGCAGTGAGAACATCCTCAGGTAAACTTTCGAAATAAGCTTCAAAGGAAGCCCATAGAATAGCAGCATTGACAATATTAAGACCCGGAAAGCTTAAGGGAGAACCCATAAGCTGACCCCAAGTCTGCATCACGACCTTTTCCTCTTTCGTCTGTTCATCAGTATATACTAATGAATGACCATCAAGAGAACGTCTTATTGCCTTCTCAAAATAAGGCCTATCTTCAGATTTGCAAACAAGCATATCTATTAGACAGTCCCTATAAATAGAAGTAAGATAAGGATGCATACCGTCAGTGGCTGCTTTGTAATCAACCGATGCAAAGAACTCATGGAATTGAGAACCTAAAAGCTTTGTCGAATTAATGCAACGAAAGTGTCCATTGATAAATTCCTCAGTGCACTTCTCCCCTATAAGACTGAAACAGTCTTGGGAGCGGAGTACACTGTGAATTGATCTCTGCACTAACCTAACAATCTAATAATCTCCAAATTCACCACAGGTTATGACGCATACCTTGAATGGCTCGAGTACTTTATGTACTTTTGCGCAAACAGGGCCGTCACCACTTTCTTTGCCGATTTCGATTATCATTCCTTTATAGGGATGATAATGTCCATAAACAAAGCTTAGTTTATATTTGTAAGATGCCATGCCCAATAAAATTGGGGTAGAGAGAGCCGTAATCGAAAACAAATCACGAAAGAATCGATGAGCACCACCCTGTGCTCTAGTCCCGTCAAAATGACTAGAACTAGATGGGGGTACCCACTTCTTAGGCTGATAGTTTCCGATCATGGAGTAACAAAGACTCCTAACCTTCTCACCAATCTTAACCAATATAGGATTCTCTAAAGGCTCGCAGGCGGTACCTAAGTACACAGCCCCGGTCATAGCCTTAGCATGATCCTCCATGGCTTTCTTCTGTTTCTTCGAAGAAACCGCCAGACAAGCTCTCTTACAGTCCATCAATGAATAGGTAAATGAGATAGCGTGCTCCCTTCTTTCATTCTCTGCGATAGCATCGAGGTTTAATCCTCCTTGCCATCTAGAGCTGAATGAAGTAGTATCTAACTTAGATTTACCCTTCCATATCATTTTCCGTAAGAGCCGTCCTAGAAATCCACCCATTATATAACCAATTGGTTCTTGTACATTGAACCATGAGGGTTGTGGTGGCATTTCGGTTTGTTGAGAAACTAAAGCGAAACAAGTGGCTGACTGATATTTATAATAGTCTTCCATCTTGTCCGCAATGTTCAAAAGAAAATATTTCTCTGCAAAATCAAAGCAATTTTTCATGCTTGGAAGTCGTCCTAGCTTGATGTAACAAACATCAAGCAGTGCTCTGAGCAGTTTCATTGGCTTGTCAACCAATACGTCCTTAGTCTTCACGGCCCCTTTGGGTGAAGACTGAACCTTACTGCCCAGTCGGGATTTAGCATATTTATTTTTATTGCTACACTCCCTTTTGGGTTTTTGTTCTTTATAGAACTGCTGGAGCTCATCTTCATTCAACCAATCGTATTGATTGAATTTAGATGTAGAATGTGCTGAAATCGCCATTCTTTTGAGTTCTAGGAGGTTTGACCGCATACCTACCATTATTGCCAGGGAACTAAGATAAGATCTTGTCTTGTTCTCTAGATTGTGAATTGTATTAATATTAATATTAATATTCAACCCACAGTCGATCACCATGTCATTGCTATATTACTCACTAAACTTTAC